TCGCAACCGAAGCGGTAGAAGCTGCAAAGTCTGAGCCTGTGGCAGTAGTAGCAGCGCAGTCAGTTGCTTACACAAAGCCACGCTCACCAATTATCAACAAAGCAACATACCTAGAGCATTCAGTTCGCGCTGCACTAGGAAACGATGAGAGCCGTCAGTATGTAATGGCTGCTGATACAACCAGCAACAACTCTGGCTTAATTCCAACACCACAATCAGCAGAAGTTATCAATGGCATTTCAAATGCAGATCGTGGATCAATTGATGCAATTTCTCGTGGCGTATTGCCAGCATCAGGTATGACTTTTGAGATTCCAAAGATTACAACTGCTCCAACAGTTGCTGAGGAAGCAGAAGCAGCAACAATTGATTCAACTGACATGGCATCATCTTTTGTAACAGTAAATGTTAAGAAATTTGCCGGCGGACAAACATTCTCAGTTGAGTTGCTAGATCGTTCATCACCAGCATTCTTTGATGAGTTAGTTCGTCAAATGGAATTTGCTTATGCAAAAGAAACAGATAAGTTCGTTGCTAATGGCATCATTTCATCTGGCTTAATTGCTACAACAGCACAGGACAACACAGCAGCAGGATTACTTGCTTATGCTGCACAAGCTGCTCAATTGGTTTATTCAAACTCATTGGGATTTGCTCGTAACATCGTGGTATCTCCAGAACAATGGGGTAACATCATGGGTTACAACGATTCCGGTCGCCCAATTTACAATGCTTCAAATCCACAAAACGCAGGTGGAGCAGTAGGTCCACAATCACTTCGTGGAAATGTTGCTGGACTTGATCTTTATGTATCTCGTTCACTATCAGCATTAACATACACAACTGGCGATGGATCAATGTTTGTAATCAACCCAGAGTCATACACATGGTATGAGAGCCCACGCTTACAACTTCGTTCAGACATCACAGCAACTGGTCAAGTATCTGTTGCTTACTATGGTTATGGCGCACTTGCAACAAAGATCGCCAACGGATCAGTTCACTTCAACAAGAACTAATCTAATTAACTTAATGCCTGGGGTTGCTCCCGATCCCAGGCAGCTAATAATGGGAGTCTAAGAGAGGAATTTATGCCAACAATTATTACCGCGACCCAGTTGCGTTCTGTATTGGGTGTAAGTTCCTCTCTTTATGATGATACTTACTTAAATCAAATTATTGACACCGCAGAAACAGTTATTCTGCCAATGTTAGTTACATTCAAAGCTCCAATCGAAAAAGTATCGCTGACAAATAATGTCGCTACTTTCACTACACTAGGAATACATGAATTCACCGAAGGACAATCAGTTGTCATCACAGGATGCGGATCACCTTACAACGGAACAAGAGTTGTGCTGGCAGATAATCTTAGCCAATATACCTTTTCACAATCGATCACTAATGCCGATTTACTCGAGGCTAATGTCATCCCATCCGGAGTTGCTGCCTTATCTGGCGGATCAACTTATGTTGGAAATGCAGCTGTTCAATCAGCCGTCTACACAGTTGCAGTCGAAGTTTTCCAAGCAAGACTTGCCGGTGGAGGACAAATCGAAGGAGTAGATTTTACAGCTACACCTTTTAGAATGGGTCGATCATTATTTAATAAATGCGTTGGATTACTTGGTTCATATATGGATACTGAAAGCATGGCTCAATAGTGCCTAATGAAACAATTCTTGAGCAGATTCGCACACCTTTAGCAACTGCCTTATCTAGCGTTGCAGGAAATGTTTATGCTTTTGTGCCTGAAACAGTTATTCCTCCAGCAGTAGTAGTTGTTCCAGATAGCCCATATTTAGAATTTGAAACAATCAACAAATCAAACATTCGTGCAAAAGTTAATTTTACTATTTCAGTTGCAGTTGCTTATAACAGCAACCCTGCATCGCTCGACAATATCGAGCAATTAATAATCAGCGTTCTGGCAGTTATTCCTGGTGGGTATATTGTCAGCTCGGTCGAAAGACCAACAGTCACCACAGTCGGAGCATCGACTTTGCTTATCGCAGATGTTCGAGTATCTACCTACTACACACGCACAGTCTAAGGAGAAATAATGGCAACCACAGTAATCACCGGTCGCGATATTTCGTTGTCTTTCACAGGTGGAACAGACATCGAAGCACAAGCAACCAGCGCAGTTTTAACAAAAGTCAATGAGCGTCAGGCATATCAAACACTTGATGGCGTTGCTTATAAGACAACAGACATTTCAGGAACATTCGCATTATCAATGTTGGCTGACTGGGGCAAGGCAAACTCAGTTTGCGAGGCTCTATGGACAGCAGCAGAAACCGCTCCAGATACTGACATTTCAATTACTCTAACAGCTGCAACTGGCGCACAATTTGTGTTCCCAGTAAAGCCAGAGTTTCCAACAGCAGGTGGATCAGGAATTGATGCACAAACTGTTGATTTTGAATTTACAGTTTCAGGTGGAGCAGTAACAGAAACATTTAGTTAAGAAATAGAAACGGGAGCAAAAAATGAAATTACCAATTACAATTGAATATAACTCAGGCGAGCAAGCCACTTATGTAGCCCAACCGCCTGAGTGGGCAAAGTGGGAAAAGACAACTGGTCACACCATAAGCCAAGCAAAAGAAAAACTTGGCATGTGGGATCTAATGTTTTTGGCTTATAACGCACATAAGCGAGAAGCAGCAGGAAAACCAGTAAAAGGATTTGAAGTATGGATGGAAACAGTTGCCGATGTAATTGTCGGTGATGCAGACCCAAAAGTCATCCAGCAGGAAGCCTAAGCAGATTATTGGTTGAGTTGGCAATAGCCACACAAATACCAATGAGTGAATGGGTTGATTCAGACGACATTTTGACAGCGATAGAAGTATTGGAGCAGAGGTATGGCAAATGAAACAATCGCCTACAATAAAAAAGACCTGCGCGATATTTATAAGGCTTTCAAACTTATGGACGACCAAGCTACTGATGAAGCACGCCGTCAATCTGCTGCTCTGGCGTATTTTGCATCAGAAGAAATTAAACAAGCAGCTGGACAAAGAACAAAGGCTGGCAAAGTTGCGCAGAGAGTCGCGGATGGCGTTAGCATCTCTAAATCGAGCAAGATCGGTGAGTTCAGCTACGGTTTTGCCAGACAAAAGTTTTCAGGTGGTGCTACTACACAAACCTTATGGGGTGGTGTTGAGTTTGGTTCAAATAAATTTAAACAGTTCCCTACATATTCTGGACGGTCAGGTCGTGGATCTCGCGGATGGTTCATATATCCAACCCTTCGCAGAATTCAGCCTGAATTGATTAACAAATGGGAACAAAGTTTTGATCGCATTATTAAGGAATGGGTCTAATGGCAACCGGTAATCGCACATTAAAGTTATCAATCCTTGCCGATGTTGATGACTTAAAAAAGAAGTTAGGCGAAGCTGATAAAGCCGTAGAAACTAACTCAAGCAAAATTTCAGATTTTGGAAAAAAGGCTGCTGCTGCATTTGCGGTCGCTGCTGCTGCTGCCGTTGCCTATGGCACTAAATTAGCCATTGATGGGGTCAAGGCTGCAATAGAGGATGAACAGGCACAGTTAAGGTTAGCCAATGCCTTAAGACAAGCCACAGGTGCTACTGATGCCCAAATAAAGGCAACTGAAGACATGATTCTAAAGACATCTTTAGCCACAGGTGTTGCAGACGATAAATTGCGTCCAGCCATGCAGAGATTGGCAGTATCTACAAAATCTACTGAGGAAGCTCAAAAGTTATTAACCCTTGCTTTAGATATTAGTGCTGCATCAGGTAAAGATTTAGAAACTGTTGCAAATGCTTTAGGTCGTGCTCAGGATGGAAATGTTACATCTCTTGGCAGATTAGGACTTGGATTAAGCAAGGCTGAATTATCAACATTATCTTTTACTGAAGTTCAAGCCAAGTTAGCCGAGTTGTATGGTGGCGCAGCAGCTACAAATGCTGAAACCTTTCAAGGAAAGATTGATCGCTTAAAAGTAGGATTTGATGAAGCAAAGGAAAGTTTAGGCGTTGCTTTATTGCCAGCAGTTGAGCAATTTATTACATTCTTAAACGATCAGGGCATTCCAACCCTTAATGCTTTTATTGCAGGATTAACTGGTGATGAAGGATTAAGTGCCAGCCTTACCGAAACTCAAAGAGGTGCTGAAAGTTTTGGAAAAGCAATTGGCGTAGTTAGTGGGATTATTTCAGGATTTATTACATTTTTAAGAGAAGCAATTGGCTTAGTTGTATCACTTGCAAATGAATTAATTAGAGTCGTTAATATAATTCCTGGTGTAAATGTAGGGTCAATTCCAAATCCTGCTCCATCAGCTGCTAGATCATCATTACCATCAGTTCCAAAAGCAAGCGGAACATATACAACAGGGCAAGGCGTTACAAATATAACTGTTAATGCAATTGATGGCGAAGGTGCTGCCAGAGCTGTTGCTAAGGTTGTCAATCAAAGCGCTGCTAGATCTAATCCATACCTTTCACGAGCAGCCGTTAAGCCATAACCATGAGTGCATGGACACCAGATTGGAAATTGACTGTCGGTGGGGTTGATTATACTGACATAACGATAAGCGATGTTCAGCATGAATCTGGTCGAACTGATATTTACTCACAGCCAAATCCATCTTACATTCAAATAAGTTTAGTTGCCTTAAATGGTCAAACATTACCTTTTGACATTAATGACAGTTTAGATTTACAAGTCAAAAACAGCGCAGGAACTTATGTAAGCCTATTTGGTGGCGACATTACCGATGTAAGTGTTACTGTCGGTGCTACTGGATCGATAGCCACAGTTGTTGAATACACCATTATTGCAATGGGTTCACTTGCAAGAATAGCCAAAGAAATTTGGAATGATAACATTTCTCAAGATGAGGATGGCAACCAGATTTATGAAATTTTATCTAGCGTATTGCTTGGCACTTGGAACGATGTTCCATCAGCTACAACTTGGGCAACTTATAATGCAACAGAAACTTGGTTAAATGCAGTCAATTTAGGACTTGGCGAAATCGATCAACCCGGCCTTTACACAATGACTGCTCAATCAAATTTAACTGACACGATTTACAATGTTGTTGCAGATATTGCCAATTCTGCTTTTGGTTACATTTATGAGGATAATGCAGGAAACATAGGCTATGCCGATGCTGACCACAGGCAAAACTATCTGCTTACAAATGGTTATGTTGATTTAGATGCCGGTCATGCTTTAGGTGCTGGCCTTTCCACAGTTATGCGCTCAGGTGATGTTAGGAATGATATTTATATCAATTATGGCAATAATTTTAATTCACAGGAAACTGCCACAGATGCCGCTTCAATTGCCCTTTATGGCTATAAAGCCGAAACTATCAATTCAAGAATTCAAGGGTCAGTAGATGCTCAAGCAATTGCTGATCGTTATATCGCTCAAAGAGCTTATCCATTATCTAAGTTCCAATCGATCACTTTCCCAATAACTAACCCTGAAATTGACAACTCAGATCGAGATGATTTGTTGGGCGTATTTATGGGGATGCCGGTTTATTTAACTAATCTACCTAACCAAATATCAGGTGGAGAATTTGAAGGTTATGTTGAGGGCTGGTCATGGAGCACTCGGTTCAATGAGCTGTTTTTAACAATCAATGTTTCTCCAGTCGCATTTAGCCAAGTGGCGATGCGTTGGAATACCACGCCAATAACAGAGGCTTGGAACACAATAGACCCAACATTAACTTGGGAATACGCTACAATAGTCGCATGAGGATAGGATAAAATGGCAACTACTACCAATTATAGCTGGACAACACCTGACGATTCTGCGTTGGTTAAGGACGGAGCCAGCGCGATTCGCACTCTTGGTTCATCCGCAGACACAACTGTTAAAGCATTAAATCCGGGAACTACTGCTGGCGATATTGATTATTACACAACTTCAACCGCTAAAGCCCGAGTTGGAATTGGAACTGCTGGTCAATTATTAAGAGTTAATTCTGGTGCAACCGCTCCAGAGTGGGCAACCATTTCCACAGGTGGTATGACTTTAATTTCCACAACAACTTTATCAGGTGCAACAACTACACTTTCATCTATTCCGCAAACCTATGTTTCTTTATATTTAGTTGTTACTGGAGTTACAGGTAATACGAGTGACGCCCAAGTAAGAATTTTGCCAAACAATGTTAACAATTTAACCAATTTCAATTTTATCGAAAACGGTGCTGCTAATTCTAATGCTAATACGATGTTGAAATTAAGCGATACGAACACGCTTCGCACAAATGCAAATAATGCTTGGCAAGTTCAATTTCACAATTACACTTCATCCACAACTTTCAAACCTTTTAGCGCCTCAGGTTTATTTGTCAGCTCAGCATCCGTGAATACGTCTAATTTGTCTGGTGGCGCTTTTCGTTCAAATACTGCCATAACTTCTATTGTGCTTGATTACGGTGGCACAAATACATTTGCAGGTGGAACTGTCCTGCTTTACGGAGTAAAATAATGACTAAATCAATAAGACCTTTAGTAAGAATTCACGATCTTGCAATTGATGAAATAATTGATCGAGAAATGAATGATGCTGAGTTTGCTCAATATGAAGCAAATAAAGCAGCACAGATAGCAGCAAAAGCCGAAGCCGAAACAAAGGAAGCCGAACGCCAAGCAATACTTGATCGTTTAGGTTTAACTGCTGACGAAGCAAAATTGCTACTTGGCTAATGAAGCCATTTTTATCTAAAGCTGCTGATACTTTACGCGATCAAATAAATGATTCTTTCGTGGATCGCAGCAGGAAAGCTGATGGATGGATCGGTGATATTAAGCATCAATCAAGGAAGTCCGACCATAACCCACGACCATCAGGTGAGGTATGCGCAATCGATATTGACGCTGGCTTATCTGACGAGCAAGGGATTAGTCATGCTTTGGCAGATCAGCTTCGACTCACAGCAAAAAAAGATAAGCGTATTTCTTACATAATTCATGCTGGTAAAATATGTTCAGGAAAATCGCTTTGGCGTTGGGTTAAGTATCGTGGCATTAATCCACATCATAAGCATATCCATATTAGCTTCAAGCCAAATCAAACTGGCGAAAAGTTCGACATCCCACTACTGAAAGGCAATTGAATGAAACTAACTAAAAAACAAAAGTCAATCTTAAAATCTTACTTTCGTGGAGTATTGGTGTCATTCTTGACATTTTTAGCAAGTAATGAATTGGGATTAGATCCAGTTGTATCAGTTGCAATTGCAGCATTCGCTGGTCCAGCAGCTAAAGCATTGGATAAGTCTGAGGGTGAGTTTGGCGTTGGTTCTGAAAAATGACACCGAACGAATGGGTCGCATTTGGCGTTGGCGTCTGTTCTATCGCGACCGCTTTATTACTGGCTCTACGATGGGTTATTAAAAGTTTCTTAAGCGAACTTAAGCCTAATTCTGGCAGCTCGATCAAAGATGCAATTAACCGAATTGATGAAAGAAGTTTAAGATTAGAACAGCGTGTTGATGAACTGTTCTCTTTAGTCAATAGGCGATAATTTATTTTATGGCGAACACACGAAAACGCACACCACGCAAAAAGGTTAATCGGAGAGTAGTTCGCCACACTCCTGAGCCATTAAGTAAAATTGATCAACATTACATGGCTTTACATGAATGCTACAAAGCAGCCAGAAAAGCAGGATTTACGCCTGAACATGCTTTTTGGCTTATGACTGAACATAAAACATTCCCTGATTGGATTGTAGGCGATGGCGGGATTATTCCTTCCATAGATCCAACTGACGATGAGGATGACGATTAAGCGATACTTAGTAATAAGTGATTTGCAAATTCCATACCACCATGAAACAGCTGTCAAGAATGTTATTAAGCTGGCTAGAAAAGAAAAGTTTGATTCAGTTTTATGTGTGGGTGATGAAATTGATTTTCAAACCATTAGCCGATGGGCTGAGAAAACACCTTTGGCTTATCAGCAAACCCTTGATGATGATCGCACAGCTACTCAAGAGATCCTTTGGGCATTAACTGAGAATGCTAAAGAGGCTCACATTGTTAGATCAAATCACACTGATAGGCTTTACAACACTTTATTAAAAGTGCCAGGCTTAATTAGCCTACCTGAGCTGCAATACTCCAAGTTCATGGACTTTGATTCTTTAGGCATAACTTTTCACAAATCATTTTATGAGTTTGAAAAAAATTGGATACTTGCTCACGGAGATGAAAGTAATGCAAATCCTAACGCTGGCCTGACTGCCCTAAATCTTGCCAAAAAGGTCGGTAAGAGCGTAGTTTGTGGGCATACCCATAAATTAGGTCTATCATCGTTTTCTGAGGGCTTAGGAGGCCAATACAGGACGATTTACGGTATAGAAACCGGAAACTTAATGAATAAAGCTAAGGCCAGTTACACAAGAGGCATCGCCAACTGGCAAATGGGCATAGTAATCCTTGAATGGAATGGTAAAAACATGACTCCAACGCTTATCCCAATTAATAAAGATGGCTCATTTACAGCTCTAGGAAAGAGTTATGGGGCGTGAAACCGATTATCACGATAGGACGATTGATGACCATATCGATGACTTTGAGGATATTAGCGTTATCTAATCGTTATAAACGACACGCCAAAAGACTGTTGCGCTGTCGGTAAATCGCGTCATACTAATCCCAACGCAAACAAATGTTTTGCGGAACGGGAGTAATTATGGAAATACTAGGAATGTGGTTATTAATTGCCGGCAGCATGGCAGTTGCATGGTGGACAATAAAACACACAAACAATGAAAACTACGAAACAGGATATTGGACTGGTCGTCAGGATGGCTGGCGTGCTAGCTTGGAACACCAAGAGCGCGTAAAAAAAATGAAGTTAGATCAGGTTTTTGATTATGACAAAAACTGAGGATCTACTAAATGAAGTCATTACTACAATCCAAGAGCGTGGAAGTGTCTACGGTCATCCATACTACAATCACAAAAGAATCGCAGGATTGTGGAGTGCATATCTTGATCACCCAATCACACCACACCAAGCTGCTTTATGTATGGCGTTGGTCAAGGTTTCTAGGCTTACTGAAACTCCAGATCATTACGACTCAATTAAGGACTTTGTCGCCTACGGTGCTATCTATCGCACGGTCCTCGAAGCAGTCCAAGACCAAGATTTTGAATGGAAGGAATAATGTTTAATTTACAAGATTACGAAACAGTAGAATCAAGATTGGAAAAATGGCATGAGAAATACCCTGATAATCGTATCGAGACTGAACTCATTGAAGCGAATGACAAGCGGTTCATTGTATTTGCCAAGTTATTCAAAACTGAAGCTGATGCAAAGCCATGCTCAACTGGTCTTGCTTTTGAGATCATTACAGAGAAGGGTGTTAATTCAACTTCTGCATTGGAGAATTGTGAGACTTCAGCGATCGGTCGTGCGCTCGCAAATGCTGGTTTCGCAGCTAAAGGCAAACGCGCTTCAAGAGAGGAAATGGCTAAGGTAAACAATAACCAGCCAAATGAATATGAAAAGAAGTTACAGGAAAGGCGTTATGGTGCGCCGGGATCTAAGTCCGCAGCTGTTGAGGATGCTCTAAGAGCTTCATTCGCAGTTGAGAATAAGCAAGATGATCCACAGGCTTGGTCAGTTGCTGAGGCTGTTGATGCGATAGGCAGTTCAACACCGAAAGAGCCACCTGCTTGCGAGCACGGGCATATTTTGAAAACCGGAATTTCAAAATCGGGCAAGCCGTATTATGGTTATGTCTGCAAGGGCAAAGTTACCGAACATGCTAAATGGGCAAAGATGACTGCAAATGGCCATTGGTTCTTTGAAGGGATGGAGTAATGGAAAAGTTGATAATCAAAGAGCATTATATTAATGACGAAGGTAGATTTATGCTAACCCATGATGATAGGTTGATAAAAATTGTTCATTGTGATTGCAAGCCTTGTGATGCTCACAATAATGGGGTTCAATAATGGGATACATCGCTTTCATTAATGGTAAGGGCATTCAAGTAGTTATGGATGATAATGGTGTTCATCTTGAGGAGTCAGTTATCAAATGCGAGGTTTGCGAAGATGATCGAGTCTTTAAAGATGGCACATGTTTCAAATGCCACGAATTGATTAATTATGACAAGCCCAACTAACTTTAAGTGTAATGGTTGCAAAAGAGCCACAGAGTTCTTGTGGCTTGATGCCATCGATATGCCAGATGGATTTAAGACCTATCAGTGCATGGATTGTGGATGTGTTGGGGTCAAGAATATAGCTGAGGCTTTAACTGTTCCTGACTCTGACATAAGCAGATGTGATAAGTGTGGATCTTGGCAGTTTAAGGAAATGCCATGTCATACATGTAATTTGATTGGAGCAAAGTAATGCCGACCTATGAATACAGCTGCCGAGAATGTGGAACTTATGGATCAGTCCATAGGAGTTACAAAGAGGATGATTCAGGCTTAGATTGTCCTAAATGTAAGACTGCTATGGCTCGCATATTTACAGCTCCAGGCATTTCATTTAAGGGTGATGGATGGGCTGGTAAGACTAAATGAACGAAGCAGGTTACGATCAAACATGGACTGAAACAGATGACTATAGATACAGTTGTCAAATCATTGTGATCTAAATCATAGTCCACATAGTGAGATGGTATTGTTAATCTAACGGAAGGTAGGTTGCATGGATCTGATACGCTCTAGGCAAGTATTTGCCCTAAAGGCAAAAACGCGAGCCCGTAAGGCTCAGCTCGCGAGGTGCTGGCTAGTCGGGGGAGCTCTGTTTGTTTTACAAACCTTTGCTTTAGATACAGCTGAATCTCAAACCATTAAGGTTAATACATTAAAACAAATTACATTTCATAAGATGGATTATAACTTTGAACAATTCTATTGTTTAGATGAGATTGTATATAAAGAATCAAAATGGAACTACAAAGCCAAGAACCCTAAGTCAAGTGCTTATGGATTGTTTCAAGTATTAAAGTCTAAAGAAAAAGATCCTATTAAACAGATAGATCAGGGATTGAAATACATAAATCACAGGTATGATGGATGTGCTTGCAAGGCTCTCGCACACCATAAAGCCAAAGGTTGGTATTGATGTCTAAGTCTGCATTAAGGGATACTGGATCAACCAGACAATGGCGTAACATAAGAGAGCGAATACTTAGACGCGATCAGTTTATCTGTCAGTATTGTGGACAAGAAGCTAATACAGTAGATCATGTAATACCTAGACGCTTAGGCGGATTAGATAGTGATGATAATTTAGTTGCAAGTTGTCGTAGATGTAATTTATCGAAGGGTGGGCGTTTTTTTGTGAGCAAGA